GTGCGCGCGGATGGGAACCGTCAACGTTACCCCACGCCGGGTGTCGGGATCGCCCGGCGGCATCGTGTTACCTCCTTATGGAAAGCTGTCTGAGCAGACAAGGGCAGCTCGTCTGCGGCGACAGGGGGACGCGCAGGCGCAGGCGGTGCAAGTCCGCCCTGCATAGGGGCCGGGAGACCGGCCCCTGACGAAAGGAGAATAGGAGATCAAGAAATATGAAAGAATTAGCAGAACTGAAAGACCTTATGGCTGAATTGCTGGATGGTGAAATCCAGTGTGAGCCGGAGATGGCTGTTACGGAACGGGGAAAAGAGATCATCAACGAGATTGCAGATTATGCAGAGACAACTGAGCTGTTTAGAAAAGAGCATCATCGCGGCGATATGCTTCAAGGAAAGACCTTCCGCGAGATGTTTCTCTATATGCTTGACCGCATTTGCAATGCGCCGACCATCTTTCATGTGTCTGCCAGCGTCATCCTCCTCATGCCGTTTGTCCGGGATGCCATGATGAAATACCCGCAGGAGGTGAAAAACTGAATAGAAATGTCGCACGTAGTCGACCTGACGGGCATGGACTTTGGATATTTGCACGTCATCGGGCGGGATACCAGCAAAAAAGGAGACACGGCACACTGGATCTGCCGGTGTAAATGCGGGACCATCTGCAGCAAGGACGGAAGGTACCTCCGGAACGGGCATGCAAAAAGCTGCGGCTGCTTCCGGAAAGAACGCGCGGCCACGCTCGTCACCAAGAAGGATCCAGCCAAAAAGCCAAAAGCCGAACCGAAGAAGAAAAAATTCGGCCGCGGACCGCAGCGGGCAGGCTCCGGGATCTGCTACAACCCACTCTGCCCGACGCGCAACAACTACCGCGGCGCCTGGAGCTGCACCGAGTGCCGCTTCTGCCCGGAACGTAAATTCGCCCGCCAGTCCAGGCGGGAGATCATCACAATTTGAAGGGAGTATCAAAATGGCAGAAATCATGGGCGCGTTTGCGCACGACCTAGACAATTTTGTCGCATACTACGAACAAAAGCAATGGGATACCAGCTTCCGCGGCGAGCAATACCCGCCGCGCATCGTCATGGAGCAGTCCACGCCGCCTCTCTTCGAAGTGGGGGCGGACGGTGCAAAGACGCTGGTGCCTAATCCGACAATTCAGATTATTGGTCGACCGGAGACTGAGGTTGTTACGACTGGCAAACTGCAGATCAGCAAAAAGGATTTCACAAATCTGACCAACCGCGCCGCCGCTCTGCTGGAGCTGTTCCTGCACGGGTTTATGCAGGAGCGAAAGGAAATGGAGGCGGCACAGGAATGACTGACACGGGGAAACTCTATTGGTCTGCGATCGAGACGTTCGGCGAGGACCTGCAGATCGCGGTCACCATCGAAGAGATGGCGGAGCTGACGAAGGAACTGTGTAAGGCGCAGCGGGTGACATTTGCCGCTCGGGGCGGCCTCGGGGATGGGCTGATCGACAACCACGACGAGATCGCCGAGGAGATCGCGGACGTCCAGATCGCGCTGGAAGAAATGATGCTGCTGTTCGGCGTCCCGGTGGAAGTGCAGATAGCCAGAAGGCAAAAGCTTGCTCGTCTGGAAATGCGGATCGAGAAGGCAAGAGAGGAACGCGGGGACAATCGTGAGCATACCGCACATTGGGAAGACCCGGGCCAGAAGGGGGATCTGTGGTATGCAAAGCTGAATGGGCCGGGGCCAGACCCCAAAGGAGCGCGAGGCGCGTGGGGGCACTGCCCGAAATGCGGGGCATCAGATTGCGAATGGGACGCTGAGACAGACGTATGCACATGCAAGGCATGCGGATACACGAACTGACCGTTGAAACTGTGGCCGGAATTTCCGGCCACGCTTTGAGCGGGCAGAGATGGGAGGAACTGAGACTATGGTGAAGAGACACAAGCGCCGCCTGTTTACAGGGGCGGTATGTACGCAGATCGTTTATACCGTGTCCGATGGCGCGGACAAAAAGACCAGCAAGCCGCGAAAGCCGCGGTTCCAGTCGCAGGAAGAACGCGATGAATTCAACAGCAAGCAATCGCTGGATCGGCTCGTTGCGCTGATGAACGCCAATTTCTCGCCCACAAGCCTGTATTCCACCCTGACATTGGATACAGAAAACGAGGTACATACCGCAGAGGAAATGCGCAGAGTGCGCGACAACCTTGTGCGCCGCATGCAGTATCACTATCCGGAGGCAAAAATCGTTGCTTTCTACGGAAGAGGAAAAACAACCAACCGCTTCCATTTGCACCTGGTAACAGAGGGGATCCCGGAAGAAGCCATCGGCGGGCTTTGGGGGCTCGGCAGCGTGATCGAGGTTCGGCACCTGCGAAAGCACAACTATTATATAGATGAGCAGGGAAACAAGCTCGACCACGGCCAGGACTACACAGCACTTGCCAGTTACCTGCATGCGCACTGGAGAAAAGAATTCGGCGGCCACCGATACAAGGCGACGCGAAATTGTATCCGCCCCGAGCCGGAACCTGCGACCGAGGCCGTGCGCGAGTACAGCCCCAAGCATCCGCCCGTTGCCCCGCGAGGTTACATCCTCGTAGAGGCCCGGACGACAAAGTACGGGTATCAATATTATAAGTATGTAGTCGACCCAAGATCAGAGCACAAGCGGAACGGGAGCCGCTTAAATTAAACCTTGTATATGCGTAAGGTTTTAAAACGAAAGGGTGATAGGGACGAGCGACTACTGGCACAGGGAGTATATCTGCCCATTCTGGCAGGCAGCCGGGAAAAAGACGATCCGCTGCGAGGGAGAATGCGTGCTCGCATTTCCTGAGCGGCGGGAGACGTCAGACTACATCACGCGATACTGCGCCAGCTTTGACTACGTGCGGTGCAGCATCGCGGCGGCGAAGCTCCGATACTACGAAAGAACAGAATGAGAGCCGAAGCGCATGCGGAACGCCGTATGCGCTCATTCTGCGTGCGTGGGGTGAAAAGATTTTCCGGATACGCTATGCTGAAAAGCAGAAGGGAGGCGTGAGCCATGGCGAGGAAACCGAAGTATGAATCCGTGGAGCAGATCGAAGGAATGATCGAGGCGTATTTTGAGAGCTGCAAGGGAGAGATCCTGCGGGATAAGGACGGGGACATCGTTTTCAACCAGAAAGACGGGACTCCGGTCTGGGTGGGGCGGAAGCCGCCGACGATACCGGGGCTTGCGCTGGCGCTGGGCTTTTCCAGCAGGCAGAGCCTGTACAACTACAAGGCAAGAAAAGAATTTATGGACACGATTTCGCGCGCGCAGACGCGCGTGGAACAATATACGGCCGAAAGACTGTTCGACCGGGACTCTCAGCGGGGGGCACAGTTCGCGCTGGAGTATGGGTTCCGGTATCGCAGAGACGCCGGGGACGAAAAGCAGGAGACCGGCGGAACGCGGATCCTGCTGGAAAATGACGCGGAGGAGTCCAGCGAATGAAGACGTTGGATCTTGGAACTGCGCAGCCGAAGCAGGTGCTTTTCCTGAAAGACAAGCACAGGCATATCGCCTACGGCGGCGCCCGCGGCGGTGGGAAGAGCTGGGCTGTGCGCGTGAAGGCGATTTTGCTTGCCAGCAAGTATCCCGGTATCAAGGTGCTGATCGTCAGAAGGACATACAAGGAACTGCAGAACAACCACATTGCGCCGCTGCAGGGGATGCTGCATGGGATTGCGAAGTACAACAAGACGGACAAGGAATTCACATTCCCGAACGGTTCGAAGATCTCCTTCGGCTACTGCGCAAAGGAAAGCGACGTCGGACAATACCAGGGCGCAGAATACGACGTGGTATTCCTGGACGAGGCCGGGCAGATGCAGAAATCGTGGATCGATGCGATCAATGCTTGCGTGCGAGGAACGAACGGATTTCCAAAGCGGACGTATTATACGCTGAACCCCGGCGGCCCGGGGCATGCGTATTTCAAGCGGGTGTTTGTCGACCGGAACTTCAACGACGATGAGGACCCGGATGATTACTTTTTCATTCAGGCGAAGGTACAGGACAACAAGGCGCTTATGAAGGCGCAGCCAAAGTACCTGCGGGAACTGGAGAAGCTGCCGCCGGCGCGCCGCGCCGCATGGCTTGAGGGCCGGTGGGATGCATACGAAGGGCAGTTTTTTGAAGAGTTCGTGGACGACCCAAAGCATTACACGGACCGGCGCTGGACGCATGTCATCGAGCCGTTTGAGATTCCGGACGGATGGACGATCTGCCGGAGCTATGACTTCGGCTACGGGAAGCCGTTCTCCTGCGCATGGTGGGCAGTTGACTATGACGGGACGATCTACCGGATCATGGAGATGTACGGCTGCACGCAGACACCGAACGAGGGCGTCAAGTGGACGCCGGATCAACAGTTCTCGGAGATCCACAAAACAGAGACACAGCACCCTTGGCTGAAGGGGAAGAACATCCTCGGCGTGGCAGATCCGGCGATCTGGGACGCGTCACGCGGCGAGTCGATCGCAGATACCGCAGCGCGGTACGGCGTATATTTCACGAAGGGCGACAACGAGCGGATCGCGGGGTGGATGCAGTGCCACTACCGGCTGCAGTTTGACGAGGACGGATATCCGCGGATGTATGTCTTCAATACCTGCAGGGCGTTCATCCGGACGATCCCGCTGCTCATCTACGACGAGCACAAGGTAGAGGATCTGGATACGACGATGGAAGACCACGTCGCGGACGAATGGAGATATTTCTGCATGTCGCGGCCGATCAAGCCGATCCGCGCGGTGAAAGAGCAGCGGATCCTCTTTGATCCGCTGGACATGATGAAACGGAGGTAAGGCCATGCTGGCACCACAACTGACGGAGACTGAGAAGCAGACCATGATGACGGAGGTCTTTCTCGGATACAACCACAACCTCGAGCTGGCGGACGGGGAGTTTTACGACATGGAGAATCTGTCGGCGGATGCGTATCCGCTGCTCGCGCCGCGGCCAAGGCGGGGGACGGCGCAGGCGATCGAGGGCGTGCAGGGCATTCTGGCGAAGGATGCGATGTGCTGGGTGCAGAACCAGGTGCTTTATATCAACGGCGCTTCGATGGAGGCGTATATGCCGTCCGTGTCGATCTCGGCGGGGGAAAAGCAGCTCATTTCCATGGGCGCGTATCTGTGCATCTTCCCGGACGGGATCTACTTCAACACCGAGAAGTATTCCGACAACGGGTACATGGGGCAGGAGAATGTGGTCGACGCATCGAGCACGAACGTGGAAATTTCCCTCTGCCTTGTCGATGGGTCGGAGCTGACGGTGAGCTACACGCAGGCCAGCCAGCCGGAGAGCCCGTCGAACGGGCAGTACTGGCTCGACACGTCCGGCAAGCTCCACACGCTCAAGCAGTGGGCGGAGGCGACGAGCCAGTGGGTATCCGTGCCGACGGTGTATCTGAAGCTTTCCGCCAATGGCATCGGTCGAGGGTTCAAGCAGTATGACGGCATCCGGCTTTCGGGGCTGACCGGGAACGAGCAGGTCGAAAAGCTCAACGGCAGCCAGATCCTGTACGACGTGGGCGAGAGCTACCTCGTGATCGTGGGTCTCGTCGACGAGACGACGAAGGTGACGAGCGGAACCGTGAAGACGGCGCGGAAGGTCCCAAGCATGGACTTCATCACCGAGAGCGGGAACCGGCTGTGGGGCTGCAAGTACGGCGTGGCGGACGGCGAGACCGTCAATGAGATCTACTGCTGCAAGCTGGGGGACTTCAAAAACTGGGAGTGCTACCAGGGCGTGTCGACGGATTCATGGCGCGCGAGCTGCGGCACGGACGGAAAGTGGACCGGCGCGGCGACGCTGGCGGACAGCCCGATCTTCTTCAAGGAGGACTGCTTCCACCGGGTGTATCCGTCGGCGACGGGGGCGCATCAGGTGGTCGTGCAGAAGTGCGCGGGCGTGCAGAATGGGTCAAGCAAGAGCCTCGTCGTGGTGGATGACCGGCTGTATTACAAATCGCGGATGGGCGTTTGCGTGTACGACGGGAGTCTGCCGCAGGAGATCGGCAGCTGCTTCGGGACGAAGCTCTACTACAACGCCGTGGCCGGCGGCGCCAGAGGAAAGTATTTCATCAGCATGGAGGATGAAGGTCATAACTGGTCGCTGTTCGTCTACGACACGAGAAAAGGCCTGTGGCACCGGGAGGACGCGACGCACGCGGAAGCTTTTGCCCGGGTGGACGATGAGCTGTACTTCCTTGAGGATGGAACGCTCAGGACTGTCTATGGCTCGGTCGGGACGCTGGAAGCCCCGGTCGGCTGGATGGCGGAGACGGGGATCATGACGTATGGACTCGTCGGGAAGAAATACGTCTCGCGCATCAATCTGCGGATGCAGCTGCCGAAGGGGTCGAGCGTCGACTTCTGGGTGCAGTACGATTCCGACGGCGTCTGGCGGCACTGCGGGCATATCGAGGGACGAGGCCTCAGGACCTTCCTGCTGCCGATCCGCCCGGCCCGGTGCGACCACCTGAAGTTCCGGCTGACGGGAAAGGGCGAGATGAAGCTGTTCAGCCTGGCGCGGGTTTTAGAGGCAGGGAGTGACGCATAATGGGATCTTTAACACTTGCATACCCGTCGATCGCGGGGAAGACGACGCAGGAGCAGCTGGAGAGCATGCGGCGGTATCTGTGCAGCGTGACGGAGCAGCTGAATCTGGCGGACTGGTCGGCGAAGGCGACGCTGACGGAGATCTCGCAGGCCATCGACGCGGACAGCCTCTCCGAGGCGGAGAAAAAAACGACGCTCTCCGGCTACGGAGCGCTGAAAGCGCTCATCATCAAGACGGCGGACTTCGCCGCGGCAAATTCGGAGACGTGGTCGACGAAGCTGTCCGGCAGCTATGTGGCCATCTCGGACTTCGGCAAGTATCTCGAGAAGACGCAGCTGACGATCGAGGGAAACTCGGTCGGCATCAAGCAGCTGTATGACTACACGGCGGGCGTCAACAATCAGTTCTCGGTGAATTCGCAGCAGTACATCAAGACGGGGCTGCTGTACTACAAGGACGCTGTGCCGGTCTACGGCGTGGGCGTGGGGAACATCGAGACGACAGTGACGGACGGCGGCGAACGGGTCATCGACCAAACGAAGAACGAGCTGGTGACGGTGACGCCGGATCGGGTGAGCTTCTGGCAGGACGGGCAGGAGGTCGCGTATTTAAGCGACAAGAAGCTGCATTTCCCATCCGGGACGCTGGAGGCGGCGGGGGCGGTGCTGTCCGGGAAGATCACGGCGGCAGCTGACTCGACGTTCGGGCCGTGGACGATCTCAGAAAGCAGCATTTACCGCACGGCCAATGAATTTGGGGGCAGCGCGAGCATGTACTTCGGCACGAGCGGGCTTTCCATCAAGGACAAATTCA